GGAGTCTGGAATAGCTGGAGGGCCAGCGGCGGCAGCCGTATGGTCAATAGTTACAGCTACGTTTTCAGGTAGCCACATAATTTCTACATACTGAGAAGCAGTAACAACGACGTAAAACACTATCTGAAAAAATGTTGTACCGCCATCTCCTGCCTTTGGTACTGTTACCTTTGTAGCAGACCGAGCCACATTCGAACCATTTAGCATCAACCACACAGTAACGTCGTGATCCGCTGAATCTGAGTTATAAAACTGCAGATTTGGGGCTACCATATAGGTTCCAGCAGTAGTAAACGTAATTCTAGAAGAACTTGCTATAGATATACCGGCACCAGTGATCTCGTTAGTGCCAAAAAGTACTGCGGTGGCCGCAGATACGCTGCCCGTCTGGTCAGTAACATCAGAAAACATGCCGTAAGCACGACCGCCGAGATCAGCAAACGGCACCGTGGCCGAAGATGTGAACGGCGATGTGCCGTTGCCTTTGACGTATCCGGTTAGAGTAGAAACACCAGTGCCGCCGTCGGAAACAGATAACTCTGTAATGCCACTAATCACGCCGCCAGTAATAGTAGCATTACTTGTAGAAAATGTAGTAATGCCAGTAACTTGTCCGCTAGTAATGTTGACGCCGGACATACTAAAAGTTCCGGCAATCGGAGATATTCCCCCAGAAGAAATACGTACATTATATACGGATACAGACCCAGTGCCGATTTTAAGCGGCGTAGTCGTACCTGCTCCACTATATACAGTTTTTTCGGTTGCAGTTGGCCCACCATCAACGTGCAAAAGTTGATTATAGGTATCTTTTATCTGCGATCCGGTAAGGTTGGACGGCATACTAGTCCCCTAAACAAATGGGAGAAGGTGGGGCCGTGGCCCCAACCTATTATTCAAGGACGTAGTCAAAGATAACGTCGATATGCGTAGCCGTCGTTACGCTGGAACCAGTCTTGCTGACATTAATCGCCGTACCAGCATCATTAGCCGTATAAGACGCACCATCAGCAAGCACAGCCGCACCAGACCCACCAGCAGTGAGGACAGTACTCTGCGTCAAACTAGCCTGAGCGAAAGCAACGAGCTTGCGCGAATTAGTCAAAGTGCCGGTGACATCAACCGTCGTGACTGCACCAGCGGCACCGCCAATCGCAATAGCCTTACAATCGACCATACGGATAGACTTGCCACTAACAGCCGCAACGAGTTCAACACCAGCGTTGACCTGCGCAACCGTCAGACGTTTACGAACATTCAGAACAACCCCGGTGAACCGAGGATTCGTAATGGTCGCCGTCGTCAACGTCGCTGAATCAGCCTCAAGGTTGATGGCCTTGAGTCTGGAATGTGTAACGCCATCATAGACAGACATTATGACCTCCTATTGGAAGGTAGGGGCCGAAGCCCCTACAATCACACGTAATTTGCAGCTACGTTTGCGACGACAACAAATGCGTTAACTACGCAATCGGTCGGCACAGCCGTATTAAGCAGGAGATCAACGGTATCCGCCGAAGTCACAGCATATGGATTAGCGAGATTTTCAATATCGTAAGCCAAAGCGTTAGTCGCCGTATCATTTGCAAATAGGCCCGTCGTACCGCCGGTAAAACCTAAATCCAATGTCGCCGTTGTGTTAGTGGATTCTACAGTAGTAACCTGTAGTCCACCTGATAAGATAACAGTACCGGCAGGAAGCGGAATAACCTGAAGCGTATCAGTAGCAACAAGTGCAGTCGCACCAGCGGCAGCACGAGCAGCAATAATCTCAGCAAAGTCAAGCTTAACTTCGATTATACTGATTGGGTTATTCGCCGGGAAAGCCGCCGTACCCTGATTGAACCCGTAGGAGTCCGTATAATTAGCCATTTCTATATCTCCTTACGAGAATTGGACGACTGCGGTCGAAAGCGCTTCCGGCTTAATCACCTTGTAGCCATACACCTGCAGGCCACGGATGATGTCACCGAACGTCGTCTCCGAACGAATGGTTTCCATCTCCGTCATCTGAGACGCGAAGGTGAAACCCATCTTGTGACCGGCGATGATGTTGGTCTTGCCGCTGCTGAGTTTCAGATTGTGCGACACATAGAGCGTGAAGCGGTCAATCATGCCCAGACGGCCATTGCGAATCGGAGAAGTCGAATCGCCCGTAAGCGAAGCGTCCTTCAGTTCCGACTTCTTAATCAGACCAGCCATGCGGGCGGGAATGACCAGATAGCGGTCCTGCTCAGGAACATTGGCTTCGTCAAGAACGGTGCCGATATCAACGATCAGGTCGATCACCGAGGTGGTGCCGCCCGAGCCGTCCTTCGTAACCGTCAGCGGCGAACCCGACGTACCGAGGTTGAACGCAGCGGACTTAGCGCCAGCCGTCGCACCCTGATTGGCCGCAGCAATATCGGGCAGCATGTCCGTGAGAACGCGCTGGTCGATCTTGATCTTCATCTGCTCGGACGCGTCTTTCGACCACATATCCATGAGCTTGATGTCGGCCTGAACACGGTCGATGTCGTCCTCAACGCAGGCAAAGTACTCGCCCTTGTCGATGAGAAGCTGAACCTTCGGCTTGTCGGGATTTTCGACAACGAGGTTCTGGCCCTTGACGTAATCGCGGATCGTGATGTTCGGGATCGTACGGATATTGACCGTATCACCCTGACCTTTGATCTCGCCCTCATAGTTCGTGTTGGCGATAGCAGCGAGAACCGTCGCGTCGTAGAAGTTCTCGATCAGTTTGCCCGACCAAATCTCAGGGATGAAGTTCCCCGAGTAATTCGGACGGCCCGGAGAGACAGGATAAGACATTAGTTGACTCCATTAGCCATTAGCGACAAGGCGACCATCCCGCTGCGCGGAGAATATGTCGCGTTCGATTCGGTCGCGTTCAGCTTCCTTCCCTCGATAAACACCTTTACGTACGTCATCGAAGAACTTTCTAATGTCCCCCGGTGTGTACGTCTTAGACTGCTCTACGGACGGTGCGCCGCCACTGCGACCCCTACCGGGAGCAATCTGTTTATCAAGCTGGGACGCCGCTGCGTTCCGAGTTGGTTGAGCAACAGGTTGACTATTTCGATCCTGCCAAGTCGTAAAGAAACTCACTACCCTGTTGATATCCATGTTCCTCTGGGCGTCCTCTAGGTAGGTCTGACGGGACAAACCCGTGAGCGGGTCTACTTCAAGAAGCCAATCATGGAACTGGACATCCGCGTTGATCTCTTTCCAATCGGGGACTTTCATAGAAAGTTCTGACCAGAAAGATTGCTCCGCTGACACTGCTTGCTTGTGGGCGACCTGCTCGACTTTCGGAAGAACACTGGTCTGCATCTGTTTGAGTAGATGCTCCAGTTCAGCGATCTTGCGATCTGCTGCGGTACGCTCCTCTTTGGCTACGCGGCGCATAACCTCAATGGAGTCACCGTACTCCTCAACGTCTTTATCAGTCACCAGTTTCTCTACGGACTCCTCAGATTTCGCCGGGGACGTAGAAAGCGAAGAAAGCAAGTTCTCCAGTTGAGTAAGTCTGCCGTTCAACTGCTGATTTTCAGCCCGCAGTCGGGATGTATCAGCGTTGTACATACCTTGGAGAGTGCGATACCGCTTCTCGAAGGTTTCTTCCTCCTTAGTGTCCAACTTCCTTTGCTCGTTAGGGTTGGACTCAGGTGCAGCTTCTACAACACTGTTGGCCTGCGCCGCGACTTCCGTAACCTGACCCGCATCACCCTGAGTCTCAGTGGTCTCTGCGTCGGTCTTATTACCCTCAAAGTGCTTAGCAATAGCCTCAGACTGTTTACGAATCTGCTCAGGCATAGTCATTAGAACGCTCCTCTCGGTATGCGCGGTATCACCAGCTACTTCTTCCGAAGCTCTGCTGATAATTCAGGGGCATCATGCACAAGTTTATATATCTCTGTCAACACCTGACAGCGACCCTGAGCGAGCATGACATTCGCTCCGGCCACATATGGCAACTGATCTAGCTCCCGCTTTCTCCACTCCTCTAGCCATTCGACCAAGTAAGGATGGGTGCGGGACAGATTAGCCCACATCTGGATAATCTCTGGCGGTGGACGAACCATCCTATCCGCCTTGCGGTCTTGCAGTGGCGGCGCTCATGCCGCCAGCCGCGTTGCCTGCCTGATCGAGGACTGCTCCCTGCTGGGGCTGCTGGGCAGCCTGCACGGCTTTGACTCGATCAACGTAGGATAACTTTTCACGAGATGGGATGATCTCATCGACCGGCATCTGTAGACCTTTAGCAATCTCCCGAAGGATCGCTGCACGGCCCGTCGGACCCATGATCTGCATGTCCATCTCATTCGCAGTCGCATTGAGGAACTCAACACGCCGTAGGTTGACAGTCTCCTTGACCGCCAGATTCACTGCACCACGCGGGATGATCTCAGCGTCACCCTTGATCGACTCATCCTCGTCGTACCGCATATTATAAATAAACTGTCGTTCGACAATCGGCATAATGATATCGCTGTCGATGTGCATGACGACTTGGCGAATACCCTTACCGGCTGAACCCATCAGCATAGACAGGCCAGAAGCCGTACGACCAGCGCCTTTAACGTCAACATCTCCATAAATGTAAGATGGGATGCCGGAGTGGTCATCAGCCAAACGACTGAATCTCTCATAAACAGCCATCAACGTGTTGGCGTTATCGTTCGGCTGGTTAAACCGAACAGCCGGAGCCGAGCTACCCAGCGGATCATTAAGAACCTGCCAGATTTTCCACGGGTGCATCTGGGTAATGTCCTCGTTCGGAGGGATACGTTCCAGATTCACTTCGACCTGCGGGCCAGACGCGATACCCATATTGTTGACAAGCGCACGAGCCGCTGCGTTGCAGATATTCTGCAAGTCCGAGATGATCTCAGGAATACCACGACCCCAAAATGCGCCGGGCATCTTGATGAAGGAGGTCTTAGCATAGGGCTTCTCGCCCAACGGGTCGTAGTTCAGCACCGCTTTGACGACGTAGTTTCCGATCAGCCACACATTGGCATCGTACTCCCGCGCCTCATCCGGCACCTCTTCTTCACCCATGCCCCACTCACGGAGCATCTTACCGCTGACCTTGCCCCAGAACTCTAGGGCATCGAACATGTCGGTGGGGCGAAGCTCAGTATAATATTTGCGCTCTTCCTCTTCGCGTTGCATCTCGGTCGGCTCAACGAGCCATGTCTGGCTCGGACCCTGTTCGAGAACTGTACGAATAGCTTGATCGTCGTAGCCCGGAACACCAATGAGATCAGATAGAGCCATACGGCTAAGCTGATGAAGCTCGAAGATATACCCATCATTGATGCGGGTAATACCGGGTTCAGGATAGATATTGAACGGACTTACTCGTTCAAATTCCGGCGCAAGTCTTTCGCTCGCTTCGACAATAGTCTTACCGTCTGGACCTTTCGACCAGCCGAGATGCCGTTGGCGACGAACAATAGGACCCTTAACAAAAGCGCAAGGGAAAGTAACAAGATCAGTGATAAACTCATTGAATGCCTCCGGCCAACCACCTTGAGCAAACTGATCTTCGATCTTAACCTTCATTTTGTCAACACGCATTTGAGCTTGTTGCAAAATGCGGAATCGAAGTTCCTGAGACACAACTTCACGAATCTCAGCCATCTCTGACTTGGTCGGAGCTTGTCCTGTATTCTGTATGATCTGCATAACCTGTTCTGCAAATGCTTCTTGCAATGCAGCAGAGCTATCTGGGTCTAGATCAGGAATGGGTGTGGGACTCATATCCCATGGTGGCGTGCCGGTATCCATAAGAATATCGCGCAACCAGCTTTCAGCAGCCCTACATTTTACTTCAGTAATCATCATATAAACTTCAGAGCCGCCCTGCTTGCGAATAGCTCCAAGTTTATCTGGCTCATACTCGCCGTTGCGCTGCCGAAGCGCAGCCAGCATAGTGTCATTAATCGGCTGTTTAGCGGTACGTGCCGCATCCCAACACTCTTTGAGGTAGGACGCGAGGCCAAGAATAACTGAATCTTGCTGACGAGCCTGAAGCTCACGATCCATGCGCTCTTGCTCAGCCCGATTAAGCTGCTCATTATTAACTACACGGAGAAGCGCCAGACCCGCCATATAACCCTCTACTAAGTGCTACGAATTTAATTCGTCAGTTTTAGAATCAGACTGCGTAGTGGCCGCCAGATTAGCATCTCCCTGCCTCTTAATTTCCCTTATCAAGTCTACAACTTCTTCATAAGGGCGCTTAGCAAGAGCCTGCATAACTATGTTCCACTCGTGTACTAGTAGTTCTATAGAGATTTTTTCCATTTATTCAGACCAAGGTAGCGGTAAGGTTACAGACTGGGGATTAGCCATCATGGAGATTTTACTATCAAGGATCGAATCTAGATCACTTATGCCTTCATCACCAATAGCATCCTCAAGCCAAGTAACAACTGCTGCCTCTGTTAACTCCGCATACGGCGTGAACGGCGCATTAGGATCAAGCGTTACAGACTGTGATCCGTAGATAGCGGTTGTGAGCAATTCATCTGATACTTGTCGTCTCCAATGAATTGTAAAGACAACATCCTGCCTATTATCCTTTTCAGGATATGATTCAAGCTGAGATATTATCCATGTGTACGTATTAGCCATCTTATGAACCCTTACGTAGCATTTGTCGTAGCAAGAAGATAATAAATTGTACCATTCACGCGCACAGCAATTTTATGGGTTACAGTCGTGCTAGTTATGCCAGCATTCGTGACACCTGAACCCTCACAATAAATAGACGGGATAGTATTTCCCGCAGACCGATCAGACGAATAGAGCGTCACCGTGTCAGCAGGTGATGCTGTTGGCGCTGTACCAGTCTCAATAGTAAAACATTGAGTTCCCGTAGTAGGGCTAGACGTTGTCCCTAAAAGGAAGTTGCCGATGCTATCTATCCGAGCTTGTTCCGTTGCATCGGCAGATGCCCCTGTCCCAAAAATAAGATTATAATTTAGCCCAAAACCGCCGCTTTCAACGGCCTTCATGAAGGCTCTTACACCTGCGCCACCAGTAGAACTATCTGATGAATAGAAGTTTAATGCGCCGAGAGATTCGCCAGCACCGACACTAGTTCTTGTATTCCGAAGGGTAAGTAATGGACCTCCGGTACTACCGGACGACGCAACCAAGTTTCCATATGTTCCGGGTGCAAGTTCGCCAATACCTAGATTACCATTTATATCAAGGGCCATCTTGGCGTTGCCGAATGTTATATCCGCATCCGCAACACCAGAAACCGCAGTGTACCACAGATGCTCTCCAGCGTTCTGTCGGTAATATGAAGCCTCTCCATTTACAATGTATTTATAAGTGGAGGAGAAATAGGCATTTGCAGTAATAAACCCTTGTATTCCGGCAAAGCCTATAATCTCTCCTGATCCTACTTGCAGTCTTACACCAGCCTTTGGCGTAGTACTTAACCCCATCTGACCAGAGTTAAGGATTCTCATAAGTTCTGTTGCGCCATTATTCCCACTCTGGAAAATAATGTCCGAACCAGTAGTCCCTACTCCAGACGTAGTACGAAATGTAAGAGTAGATGTGGTCCCCGTTCCGCCAATGACGAGTGGTGCTGTCATGTTCGTCGCAAACGTAGGCGTCGTGTCAAATACGATTTTACCCGTACCTGTAGCCCCGGTGCTTGTTACCCCCTCAATCGTAGGGTGTCCCGTTATGGTAGGAGCGGCAGATGTGAACGTCTTTATTTGTGCGGCAGTTGTCTTAACCGGACCAACACCGACAGCCTGAACATTCGGGATCAGGTCAGTAGCAGAGACCACTGCGCCAGCAGAAAGATCGGATATTTTCGTATTAGCCATAGTGTACCTCTGCTACTACGCCTTCACCATTACGATAACATGTATGTAATAGTAGAAGCATAGATACCTTTTGTCCCAGACCCGGTAAACCCGGTAGAACTTCCGTTCTTATACAATGTCATGGTGCCGCTGCTCGGAGCTATAGCTACCTGCATATCACTGACAACAGCACTGTTATTAGAACCGGTAACAAAACAACTCGACGTAACACTAGCTGGCTGAAGTCCACTTGGGAGGCCAGTAAGTGTGCAAGATGTCGAATTACTAGTAGCCGTTAATGATGGGAATGTAATAATTACCATACCATCTTGTACAATATAGCTTGCCGTGCCGGTCGGGGAAGTAGTGCAACCAGTAAGCGTTGCGGTAAAAGAACCGGAGTTTAAGCCGGTGCGCGGATTTGTTATGGACTTTTCAATTATTTGGTTAACGCGCGTAGTAGCGAACGGATTGCCGCCGCCGAGATAGGCGCGAGTGTTGGAATTACCGCTCACGTCTTCATTCGACGCAATAAGTTCTTTATATGCGGTGCCATTAGTATTATAATTTACAACTGGGTACGTGCCAGAACTGGCTGTAGACGTATTACTATATTTATTATTAGATAAGCTCACACACCCAATAGAATTATTGGCGGTGAGCGCGATATAATAAACACTAGCAGGGACATCTTTGAAGTAATTATCCGATATTGTGCAATACTCGATTGAGTCTGCACCCGTAACTTCGGCATAATTATAACTTCCAAGTATAATAGTGCCTGTGTCAGAAACACTCGTTACCGGGGTATCATAAAAATTACCCTCTATAACTACCTGCTTTACAGGCTTTCCATCAGTAGGCGAAGGAGTCGGTGGCGTAGTGTCTGTACCGGCTGCACCTACAAGCGTATATGCAATCCCTCGTATGTAATTATTCTTAATCCCTACATAATCTACTTGATTAGCGGCATTAGCAATAATCTTTACAGACCCGGAATAAATGTAATTATTCTCTACAATTACTCTTTTTGTTCCTATGCAGTATATATTATTAACTGGATTAGTTCTATCGGACGCATCCAATAATGGATTATCTTTTACAACTAAAAGCCCACAGTTATTAACATTGATAGTGGGTATAATTGATACAGACGCACCTGTACATAGTGGGTTGGAAACGATTCGGCACCCTGATACTTCTACATAGATCACTTTTTGCGACGTACCGCCGTCACAATATACTCCGATATCGAAGTTTGTAATCACACAATCCCGAACAATCACCCTAGAATCAGCGGGTGTAGTATTTCCATTATCGAGCGTTATGGCTTTCCAGAACGTGTTTTGTGCAGCAGCGGGGCGAGTCATCGTCAGACCCACTACAGTCAGTGACCCAGCGGCGCTAAAAAGCTGGAAGTTTAAGCTAGTAGATACTACGGCACTGGGATGCGCTGTAATCTTTGTGTCTGCAAGCGTGCTAATCGTGTTGCTAACAACATATGTACCGGATGGGAAATATACATCCCTCAACACAGTGAATGCTGCCTGAAGACGAGATGTATCATCGTCGCCTCCGTTACCTTTAGCGCCGAAAGCCTTAACGCTTACAGAACCCTCAACCACACGTAGCCATGCGGACGACGCAGTAACGCCAAGTCCAGTCGTGATGATCGTTCCGCCATTATCAGTATAAGACCCGCCAGAGACGGCGTAGAACAATCCGCCGCCGCCATCACCATTAGTATAATACCCGCTAACAAGAACATTATACTCTGTAGTCGGCGTTAATGCTCTCAGGGCAGCAATCGTAGATTTACCGCGAAGCGGTAACTGCGCCTGAGATAGCTGCGGAAAGCCGCCGATAGTAGCGCCATCATGGACGACAACAACATCTTTATCTGTGTCAACAGTAATCTCACCAACAGCGCCCGTAAACGCTGCATGTTGGGCTGTCGTTCCACGACGATGCTGAACCTGTTTACTCATGATTAGCGCCTATTATGACTCAAGAAGGATAGTGTCGCCGTTCTCCATGAGGAGAAAAGATACACCGTCTTCTAGTAAAAGCCCATCAGTCGTCGGGGCAAACGAGGTTATCCGCCTGCGCCGCCTAATGAACATTGCAAATGCCCGATACACCCTCATCAGTATAGACCGCGCAGAACAACAATAATATCAATATTATCGCCAGTCCCGCCGGTAACTGCTGGTTTTATATACGCTGCTGAGCAAGTAAATTCGGAAATCGACGTTGCGTCAGTAAGGGCTATCGTAGCCCCCTGTAAATCTTTGACACTAGCCCAATTCGTTCCATCGTTGCTCATCACGAGCGCGACAGAAGCGCCACCAAACGTGCCTGTGGCTTGGACGCAACCAGCGAGACCCCATTGTTCAGTGATGGCGAACTTAAGCGGGGTGTCTGTCGATGTAGACACATCGTCCCAGCGCAACGTAGGGACGCCGTCTACAATTGAACGGACAGGAGAAATATCAGCCATAAGGCACCTCTAGAGACCGGCCTGCGCAGACTCTATCCTATGTCATCCTGTTGTGCAAGCACAGAAAAACCCCCGGTAGCGAAAGGGATAAGCCACCGGGGGGTCAAGTCTAGAGGCAATGGAAAGCCGTGGGAGGTCTTCCGCAGCCTGTTTACCATGTGGATAAACTCATGTCCAGCCCACGGCGGACATCGGCTTAACCTCTCGTCTGGCCAGAACGGTCCCGCCATCAGCAACTTGCGCAATATGAAGCATAAGATACTGCAGCGCCTCGGCCACATGGGAGTGGTTGTTCTTATCAATGACCCCATCACCCTTGGGCTTGTAGCGATACCCACCCATCATCGCCGCCTTGAGATGTGTGCATCGGGGGTCAACGAGGAAGGCTGGGTCTCCGTCCACCTGCCGCATGAGGTAGTCATCGACCGCGTTGATGCGCGCCGCCACCGAGTTGGTCCGCGCAGGCATGACCTTGAACCCCTCGGCCTTGATGATGTCCACGGCGCTGCGCTCGTCGGTCTGCGCTCTCTGGGTGCCAGCGGGGTCGGTGACGATGATGACGGGAGCGCCGGGAAACTGCTCGTAGAGCATGGGCTTGAGAACTGTGCGCATGAACCGTTGCACACCCATGTCGAAGCTGACCGCTTCAGCCAATATCAGTGCGCGCCCGCGCGGGTCTTGCTGTCCAATGACGGCGGCAGGTGTGAGTCCAAGGTCCATCCCAACAACGATTGGACGAACTCCGTTGACAATGTATCGCAATTTAGAAGTGGCCATATGATAGTCTGGCCGAAAATATTTGTAAACAGGTAGACCTGAACTGGAGAGTCCGTACTCTCCGTCGATGTACACGCGGATATACTCATCAGACCTTCCCTGAATGTCGTAGTATCCATCGGGTAGGTTCTCGATGTTCTCAGCATATGGACTCCTGCCGGACGGCTGCTTGAACACATCCCATCCGTTGTCGTTGAAGCTAACCCCATCCACAGGGCTAAGATGCTCAAGCTGGTAGTACCACCAAGTGTCCATCGTCGGCGGGTTGGTGTCTCCCCACATCCCGTGCCATGTGGGTCCGCCGTCTTTCTTGGATGGGAAACGTCCAATGCGTTTAGACATTGCATCTACAATGTCCGGGTGGATGTCGCGGCACTCGTTAAACCACGCCCCGGTAAGCTCCAACGAGTTGAGGTTCGCCACATCGTCCGCGTCGTCCAGCGCACGGAACATAATCTCACTCTCGACATCGCCCACTTTGAAGAAGTACGTCTTGGTCGTCCGCATATAGTCGCCGCACACCCCCGGTGGGAACCAATCGAGGAACGTCTTGATCGTCGTATCCTGAAGCTGTCTGGCCGTTTCACGCACCACAGCGAACCGTGTCTTGCGTACTCCCTGCTGATTCGGCTCCTGCATGGACGCCCGACGGATAACCTCAAACGAACAGGTGACAGACTTGCCACTACCCACTGGCCCGAGCAGAACGCGCATCTTGGCGTCCGACGCCATGAACTTCACCCCCGTCGGCGGGGGCGTATAATTAATATCAAGAGCCATTGGTCTGATCCAGCACAGTGACCCGATAGGTCACGCCTGCGCGCCTGTTCTTAATGATCTTCGTCTGATAGGACAGCTTCTGGATTGTCAACAACTTCTCCATCAGAGTCGCTTCGCTCAGACTCGTAAAGTCAAATGTCGCTGGCCTCGGCCTCAATCCCAGAGTCTGAAGTAGTCTCTGCGTCAACGTCGATAAGCCTTGCACTTCCAAGCTCCTGACCCCCGAGATTTATCATTATGCGCACGCCGCCAGCCGCGCCGGAATCCACTGGTTCATTCTTCGGCTCCAGACCAGCCCACTTCACCGTGGACTTGATGAGGTCCGCTTTGACCGCTGCGCTTACGTCGGGGTTGTGGATTAACAACCAAGACGTTGTGAGAAGCTCTTCAGCCTGTAACCGCGCTTTGGTCTTGAAGAGAATCCCTTTGTCCCGAATCTCTTCCCGATAACTCTCCACCTTCTTGAGGAAGATCGGGTCCTTGTTGAATGACAACAAGTCTATCGTCGTGATGCTGTGTCGGTCCAAAATTTCATCGACCTCTTCACCACTGCCCTCAAGTCTGAGCGC